CAATGTCTTGGTTTATGTGCCGGGCGGCGGTAATGGCGGCGCCGGCGCCGCAAGCGCCGGAGGTTCTGGTACTGGAAGAACTATGATGAGTCATGGAATAGCAGGCAACACCGGCACCACCACCGCTGGCAGCTCCGGCTCCAACAACGCCACCGCGCCTACCAGTGTAACATTAACTTATTATTGGAATAAAGGTGGTGCAGGTGGGGGAGGAGTTCCAACTGGATTAACTACCGCCGCTTCAGGCGGCGCAATTATTGCTCCATCCGGAACTGGACTATTTTTCAATAATTCAAACAGAGCATCCGGTTCCACTGTAGTTGCAGGAAACAGATCTAACAATGTTCAAGAACTTGTAGATGCATATCAAGATATATTTCCATATTATGGTGGTATGGGAGGTGCTGGAGGAGGTGGAGGAGGAACCGTAGCAGCAACGAACGGTGGAAGAGGATATCGTGGTGGGGGTGGTGGCGGTGGAGGTGCGTCTTCTGGTGGATTAGCCGCTGGTAGTGGTGGCGCCGGTGGAAATGGATATGTTGCGATCTTTTGCTATAAATAATCGAAAGGAGATTAATATGAGATGGGCTTTAATTGATTTGAATAATTTGGTCGAAAATATTGTAATTTGGGATGGACAAGGTGAACTATTTGAAGGTAAAACTATAGTTCAATTGGAAGAAGATGAATGGTGTAATATTGGTGCGCTATATGAAGCAACCGGAACTCCAAGATTTACAGAACCAGTTTAATTAAACAGGAATTTATATTATGCTTAAGATTTATCGTATTAGTGAAAACGCTATTTTTCCAAAATTTGCAACCCAACAATCTGCTTGTTTCGACATCTCCGCTTACGGAGATCATGTAGTTCCTGCCAAGCACTCAATCGCAATTCCTACCGGATTGATTCTTGATATTCCAGAAGGATATTCAGTTCGTGTTCATCCGCGTTCTGGTTTGGCATATAAGAAAGGAATTACTCTTTTGAATGCCGAAGGAATTATTGATTCGGATTACACGGATGAATTAAAAATAATTCTACACAATACAAGTAATATTGATTTTATAATTCATCATGGTGATCGTATTGCTCAGGGAGAATTGGTGAGATCCCTTGACTATACCCTTGAAGAGTGTTATACTACACCCACACAGAAAACCGACCGCGTAGGTGGGTTTGGATCAACGGGAATACGCTCATGAACGAACCATATAAGATGACAAGAGAAGAGTTACTTGGTTTCCACGAAAGTCTTTGCAAGGAAGCCTTGGAATTGATGAAGAAAAAGAATCATGATTATGCTGGTAAGGGTGGTGAAGAGCCGTTTGCAAACTTCACCCGAACCGAATCTATGGGTGTTACTACTACCGAAAAGGGTATGTTAGTACGAATGACAGACAAGATGAGTCGTCTTTCGTCTTTTACCGAATCTGGCACCTTTGCTGTTTCTGATGAGAAACTTTTGGATACAATCCTTGACATGATTAACTACTCTGTGTTATTCTATTGCTATATGCAAGAGAAGCAAGTTAAGCATGAGCGGGGTAAGCCCATCTTTATAGCGGAAAACACAAATCATCCTGTTCGGATTGAATTAACAAAATAATGTCTAAATTTTATACTTACGTTGCGATTCGGGGTAACCGAATCTTATACCGTGGATATGACGGCTCCAAGCGCATTCATCGCGCAGAGCCGTTTTATCCTACTATATTTGTTCCTGCGGTGAACAAGAAAACAGAGTGGACAACTCTTGAGGGAAAGTATGTTGAACCTTTTAAGCCTGGAAGCATTGATGAAACACGAAAGTTCATTGATGAGTACCGAGGTGTATCGGGATTTGAGATCTACGGAAACAATGATTTCGTTTATCAGTTTATCGGGGAGGAATATCCGGACGAAGTTACATATGACTATAATCAACTTCGTATCGCTTATTTGGATATTGAAACTGAGTGTGAAAACGGATTTCCAAACATCGAACAAGCCGATCAGCGAATCAATGTAATTACGATTCGTCTACATGATCAGACTTATACTTTCTGTTTGGGTAAAGCAACACCAGTAGACTCCAACCACCATGTCTATTCCTATGCAAAGGAAGATGTGATGTTGGAGCAGTTCTTGCAGTTTTGGCAAGACAAAGACTTTGATATCATTACCGGATGGAACGTCCAGTTCTTTGATATTCCATATATCATTCATCGTATTGCAAATGTTCTAGACGAGAAAGCAGCGAATCGTCTTTCTCCGTGGAACCAACTCAAGACAAGAACCGTTGTTGTGAAGCAGCAGGAACATGTCGTATATGATATTGTTGGCATTGCCGCAATGGATTATTTTGATCTGTATCGCAAGTTTACATTCGTGAACCGCGAATCTTACAAACTAGATCATATTGCATATGTGGAACTTGGAGAGCGTAAAGCATCGTTCGAGGGATTCGACAACATCCAAGCATTTTATAAAGGTGACTTTAATAAGTTTGTTGCATATAACCACAAGGATGTGCAACTGGTTTTGCGTTTGGAAGAGAAGTTGCGTTTGCTAGAACTTGGTCTTGCACTTGCATATTCTGCTAAAGTAAATCTGCGTGATGTGTTCTCCCAAGTTCGGACTTGGGATACTATCATTTATCATTATCTGAATCAACGTAAGATTGTCATTCCGCAGAAAGAAGTCGAAGAGAAGGATACCAAGTTTGAGGGTGCGTATGTGAAAGATCCTCAAGTTGGTGAACACAAGTGGATTGTGTCGTTTGACTTGGATTCTCTGTATCCCCACTTGATTATGCAATACAACATCTCACCCGATACAAAGACTGCTTACGGTAAGCGTGGTAGTTTGAATCCACAAGCAATCTTTGATCGTGAAGATGGTAAACCAATCACAACATTTATTGATTGTGTTCAGTTGATGAATGATGTGAATCAACGAAACGAAAGTCTTGCTGCAAATGGTGTAACCTTTCGCACAGATAAGCAGGGATTCCTGCCAAATCTAATGGAAACCATGTATGAAGAGCGCAAGATGTATAAGACGAAGATGTTGGAGTGTAAAGCACAACTCAAGAATCTTCCAAAGGATGCACCAAAGGAACAGATCAAGCAACTGAAAAACGACATATCCAAGTATCACAACTTTCAGTTGGTTCGTAAGATTCAATTGAATAGCGCGTTCGGTGCTATCGGAAATCAATATTTTCGGTATTACGATCTTGACTTGGCAGAAGCAATCACAATCTCTGGTCAATTGTCTATTCAATACATTGAGCGAGAACTAAACAAGTTCTTGAACAAGACGATTGGAACGAAGGATGTGGACTTTGTAATCGCAGCAGATACGGACTCGGTGTATCTTTGCTTGGATAAACTAGTACAGAAGACGATTCCAAATGGCGACAACAAGAAGATTGTGAAGTTCTTGGACAAAGCATGTAAGGAAATCCTAGATCCGTTCATTCAGAGTAAGTACGATGAGTTGGCAAAGCAGATGAATGCTTATGCACAAAAGATGCATATGAAGCGCGAGTCTATTTCCAACAAGGGAATCTGGACTGCAAAGAAGCGATATATGTTGAATGTGTACATGGGTGAGGATAATGTTCTTCTAGATGAACCGGAAATGAAGATCATGGGTATCGAAACTACTCGTTCTTCTACTCCACAGATTGTGCGAGAAGGATTGACTAAAGCAATCAAGATCATTATGAATGGAACAGAATCCGATCTACGCAAATTCGTAGAAGAGTTTCAAACCAGTTTTAACAGTCAACCACCCGAAGTTGTGGCATTCCCAAGAGGATGCAACGGCTTGAAGGACTATGCCGATTCTTCTAGAATCTATCGCAAGTCTACACCAATCCATGTTCGTGGTGCTTTGTTATATAATCACCATTTAAAGAATCATAAACTCACAAAGAAATATGAATTGATCAAAGACGGCGAAAAGATTAAATACATTTATTTGAAAGAACCAAATCCGATTGGTGAAGATGTTATTTCGTTCATTAATACTTTACCAAAAGAACTTGATTTACATCGGTTTATAGACTATACTTCCCAGTTCGAGAAGAGTTTTGTTGAACCTCTCAAGATTATTCTTGATACCATTGATTGGAAAATCAAAGAAGAGGGTAGTCTGGAAAGTCTCTTTGTATGAAAAATGACGCAAAAGACATCATCCGTAAATGCTTGAATGATAAGATTGATGAATATTGTCTTATTATTAAGACCGATATGAAGAAATTGTCATTGTCGCAATTGGAAAATTTGAATCATATGATTTCCGATCTGGAATATGCAAAAACACAATTAGAAGGAGATAAATAATTATGAGTTTCTTAAAGAATATCATCAAGGAATCCAAAAATGAATTCGCATCAGTCGTTGATGAAGGAATTGAAGGAAGCGATATCAAGGGGTTCGTTGATACTGGCAGTTATGCTTTCAATGCTCTACTCTCTGGTTCTCTTCATGGTGGTATGCCTGATAATAAAATCATGGCTATCGCAGGCGAAAGTGCAACTGGCAAAACTTACTTCACGCTCGGCATCGTAAGCCAGTTCCTCAAGGATCGTCCAGACGGTGCTGTGCTGTATTTCGATACAGAGCAAGCAGTAACTAGTCAGATGTTCAAGGAACGCGGTGTAGATCCTTCTAGAGTCGGTGTGTTCCCTGTAAACACCGTGGAAGAGTTCCGTCATCAAGCAGTCACTATCCTAGATTCTTATTTGGCTCTACCCGAGAAGGATAAGAAGCCAATGATGATCGTTCTTGATTCTCTTGGTATGTTGTCTACAAATAAAGAAATGGCAGATACTGCTGAAGGTAAGACCACAAAGGATATGACTCGCGCACAGGTGATTAAAGCCACTTTCCGAGTTCTGACTTTGAAGTTGGGTAAGGCAAATGTGCCTCTGATTATGACTAATCACACATATGATGTTGTTGGTTCCATGTTCCCCACAAAGGAAATGGGTGGTGGTTCTGGTCTTAAGTATGCAGCCACAACCATCGTCTATCTCTCAAAGAGAAAAGAGAAAGATAGTGATGGTGGTGTAGTTGGAAATGTGATACACTGCAAACTCTACAAGGGAAGAATTACCAAAGAGAACAAGATGGTAGATGTTCTTCTCAAGTACGATAGTGGTTTGGATAGATACTACGGTTTGGTTGATCTTGCACTCAAGTACGGAATCTTCAAGAAGGTTTCCACTCGTATTGAGTTGCCAGATGGAAAGACCGCATTTGAAAAGACCATCAGGGAAAACCCAGAGAAGTACTTTACAGATGAAATTATGAAGAAACTTGAGGAAGTAGCCTCTTCCGAATTCAAGTACGGCAAACAGTCTGCCGGCGATGAGACTGCTTCAGAGGACAACAATGAGTCTGATGAATGAGCATAGAAAAAGTAATACTAGAAAACTTACTCTCTAACGAACCCTATGTTAGACGAGTATTACCTTTCATCAAGGATGAATACTTTCAGGAGAGAACTGATAAAGCCGTTTTCAGGGCTATTCAGGAGTTCTTCAATAAGTATAATGCGTTACCATCCGCCGATGCACTAAAGATTGGTCTATCATCTCGTACTGATTTAACTCAGAACGAGTTTGATGGTATTGAACAAAAGATCAAAGCATTCGACACAACCACGAAGCAGGATGAAAACTGGCTTGTGGATGAGACAGAGAAGTTTTGCAAAGACAAGGCAATCTTCAATGCCATCCTAGAGTCTGTTCATATCATCGAAGGTAAGTCGAAGGAAAAGTCAGTCAATGCACTTCCGTCTATTTTGTCGGATGCATTGGCTGTTTCTTTTGACAACAACATCGGACACGATTACCTACGAGATGCTGAGAAGCGGTATGAGTTCTATCATACAGTAGAACAGCGTATTCCTTTTGATCTTGAGTATATGAATCAGATTACCAATAGTGGTACTCCGCAGAAGACTTTAAATGTAGTCATTGCTGGTACTGGTGTTGGTAAGTCGTTGTTCCTGTGCCATCATGCAGCGAATTGTCTGATGCAGAACAAGAATGTTCTATACATCACCTGCGAAATGGCAGAAGAGAGAATCGCAGAGCGTATTGATGCTAACATCATGGATATTACTTTGGACGATCTCAAAGATCTAACAAAGGAAATGTATGCAAAGAAGTTATTCAATGCGACTCGCGGGGTGAGTGGTAAGTTGATTGTGAAGGAGTATCCTACCGGATCTTCGAATGTTAATCACTTCCGCCATCTTCTGGAAGAACTCAAACTGAAGAAGAAGTTTGTTCCTGATATTATCTTTGTAGATTACCTAAACATCTGTGCATCTAGCCGTTTCAAAGCGGCTATGGTGAATTCTTACACTTATGTAAAGGGAATCGCAGAAGAACTTCGCGGACTG